ATAACATGAAAACTACATTATTGCAATTCTTAGCAACATATTCAATCACATTATCAGTAATTTTTTTCCATAATTTTAAATGAGACCCAGGACTCCCTTCTTGTACTGTCAATGCCGAGTTTAAAAGCAACACTCCCTGGTCAGCCCAACCGGAAAGATCACCGTGTGTTGGCATCTCAGAAATGTTGTTCTTATATAGTTCTTTATAGATATTACGAAGTGAAGGAGGGATCTTGACACCTCTAGGTACCGAGAAAGATAATCCCATAGCTTGTCCCCTTTTATGATAACAATCCTGACCGACTATAACGACTTTAATCTCTTCCACCGGTAACTGGAATGCTCGAAATACTTGTTCGCGTGGGGGAAAATATTCAATTCCGGTGTCATCTAACAGGTCTAGTACATCTGGTCCTTGTGAAAGATGTGTATTTTTCCAACTGTCATGAAACATGGTTTAATTATTCTGTCGAGTTAAAACAAATCAATTTATATCTGCTTTTTGTAATTTGATTAATAAATGTGCTTTGATTTTAAAACATCAGTTGTTACAGCCACTATAGGAATGGCTTCGGCTTTGGCGGCATTTTATTTAAAACAACCCATTCTCGGATCTCTGATCTTATGTTATTCTTTTATGCAAATCAGTGAAGTATTAATCTGGAAAGGGATAGATGATAAAAACGATAATTTAAATCGATTAGGGACTAATATCGGGAAATGGACTCTTCCCGCGCATAATATAGCAATAGGTGTTGGAATTTTAATTGCCTACAATAATGTCAGCGAAGTTAAATATTGGATACCGCTAATGATAGGTTTAGTCTTTTATGCAGTGGTAGTATTGGTATATTACCTACCAATTAAGAAAAATCGCCTCAGCAAATCATGTACATCCAATAAAAAATGTGGTTTTGGTGCTCGTTTATCTTGGGGCTATCCTTCATCTTGGTATACATTTGGCTTTGTAATATCCTTGATAATAATGTGTTTTTATGTTAGACCATTAAATCCGTCAGCGATTATTACCGGAACCTTTTTTGTTGTAACATACTTAGGAACATATTTAATAAGTCGGATTAACAATACCTTTGGATCTTTATGGTGCTGGAGTACAGCTATATTAGCACCAGTATTGGTATTTCTAAATTGGCATTTTACAAAAGATTTGAAAGATGTCAAAACATAACACGAGGAATATTTAAACAATAAAATATCTCCAATAAAAATGGAATTAATGGACTCAACGATGGTTAATTTAAAGGTTTTAAGCAAACTAGAACCCGAAACGAAATTAGAAACCGATGGTGTACTGTTTCAAAGTGTCGAATGGGCAATTTTCCCGGAATGGGTCAGACGATGGTGGAGCGGTCATTCCAGAACAACTACGATAAATAAAATCAAACAGCTCTACAAAAATGCATTTGCACTGGTTAAATCAGGTGAGCAAGTAGATAGGATTATCGTCGCTCTTAGATCTTCTATACAAGGTCTGAAAAATCTTAAAACAACATATTCAACTGATACGACTATTGTCTCACAACTGGATGTTATAATAGATGATATTAAAACCATTCTGGAAACTTATGAGGGCGAAACTGAAATTACAGAAAATACTTTTTAAGACAAATATTTTTCTAACAAATGGATATAGATTATGAAAATATTGTCAATAGACGATTAAGAAATGAAGTAAGAACATTTCTGGGGGAAAGAGTTAGTCTTGGGTCAGGAATATCTAGACACCCCATGTTTAGATTAATGAATGGCGCGCCTGTGAACATGGACGGTATAATTTTAACAAATGTTGTGAATGAGCAGAATAGTAACAAGCGTTCAACTTCACTGTATTTGAGATTTTTGGACAGTGAAAAAACTTCTAGAGAGATAAAACTAAGTTTTCTGAATGAGTATCCTTTCAGACCGCCAGTAGTTTATATCGGTAACGTGGAATATTTTTCTTTACTAGCCGATCTAGGTAAACACTCTATGTGGAAATTCATACCTGGAAATATATGGAATAAAAAAATATGCCCACATTGCAGCACCATTATGTGTCGTGGTAACTGGGGTCCTTGTATGAATACATTTGAAGTGTGTAAAGAAATACGATATAACATACTTGTTGTTAGGAATGCGTTGAAAACAGTGTTACTTAACTTGATTATAAATAAATTTTTACATGGTAAGTATGTTCCTATCGATACTTTTTTGTTCGACGAAGAGTTTACGGGTTTATTAAGCCCTTTTTGGAGAGAAATTATTACAGGGAGTACAAAGACTTTTACACCAAATAAGAAACTACCTAACCGCTATGATTTATGTTTCAAATAAAATCTTTCAAGATCAAATCTTAATATTCTAAATATTAAGAGTTTATTTAATCTATGAATTGTATTTTAGGTTCGTATAATGATTTGAGTTGATCTAACACGTCTTGCTTCTTGAGTCGAAACTTGTACTGATTTATTGTAAATTTTTCTACTTTGTATGTTACTTCTAGCAGTTGATCCATCGAGTTACCAAGAAGTTTTAAATAATATAAGTAATCAAGTTTAATTGCTGACGTGCGCGTTTTAAAGTAATCAGGATGTTCTAATTTATGATAAAGTTTTGCTTTGGGACCGCCCTCAGTTGTCACGATATACTCCAACCGACTACCTGCGTCAACGCGTTGACCTCTACGTCTCATCTTTTCAGCCAGTTGAATATGAGCCGGCAGTCCTCTTTTTCGTGCACGCCATTCCTCTACAGCGCATGAATAACAACAGTTTCCCAATTTAGATTTAAATATGTTCATCTCTTCCGGTGAAAAACACGTTGGATTTACCGCGTCGTATTTGTCTAGAACCGCGGAACATCTTGTAACATCGTCTTTTTCAGGAAGTTCAGTGTAATCGCATTTATGAAACTGTATAAACTCAGTATCTAATTGCTTTTTACGCTTTTTCGCATCGGCGTACAACACATTCTTACGCATCACCGCGTAATCTGGAATTTCACCAACACTTTTTGTGATTACAAATTCCTTATGTCCAAAAAATCCAGAACATAGATTATTAAATCTATCGATAAGATGTTTCATCACTTCGTCCCACCCACATCTCTTAAATATCATTTCAACAACTTCTTCGTAAACAAGTCGAATAAAAGAACTGTTATCTCGTCTCGCTAACAATACTCCCTTTTTACCGACTTTTTTGGATACGTCTCCATCTCGCCCGCAATCTAGATACATATATCGCTTTTTTGTGAGAATCAAGAATCTCCAATAAATTACTTCCTCAAAAGCCATTCTCATCGGCGGTGGAAAAATAGATGACACATCTTCTTCCACTTCTAAACAATAATCCCAAAGTTTCTCGGCTTTGGTGAACCACGGAAAGTTAATATAACAACTATCTGTATCACCGTAAACTAGATCACCGTTGTGTACCTCTTGTAAACGTTTTGCGGCTTTCTGAATGTTTAATCTACCCCAAGCTGTTGTGCACATCGCACCAGGAATAAATGGAAGATATCCTCGTCGAACACCCATAGAACCATACATAGAGTTTGCTGACACTTTGAAAGACAATTGACGCTTGTTAAGCACAATAATAAGCTTTTTGAGATCGTTAGCGCGTTTACACTCCTTGTCAGACATCGCAGCTAACTCCTTTTTACAAGCTTTCATTTCACGCTTCGTATTAGTTCTCGCATCTAGAAGATTACGCAGCAAAGATGGCATGACACCAATCGGTGATTTACGAAATCTGTATTTTCGTTTCGCGCAAATCACGCGATTTACCTTTGTTTTTCTAACAGTTGTATCGTGACAGCAACCAATATGATCTTCCCATTCAATAACGTTACACAAACTATCTGGTACGCTATCGTCATCAACTAAAGTCGAATAATCAATATTGTATGCAATGATCGTTGTTGGATACAGAGAAGAGAAATCAAACGGTACAACTTTGTCGTACACACCTGGTTTGGGTTCAAACACGTATGCACCCGTGTAATACTCATCTTCTTTTGGAATATATCCATCCTTTTCAACGACTCGGTTTTCATACATACATTTCTTGTAAACCTGAGAGTAAACTTTGATTTGCTGGCCTTTGGTGTAAAGATAAAACATTGGGACGTTGCACACTTTAGCCATTTCACAAAGACCAACCCATGTTTGCAATACTTCAAACAAGTTACTAACAAGAACACTATCCTGAACACAGTACTTTCCCACAACAGCCAAGGCTTTTTCTCCATCCCGTCCACCTTTCATCCCGATACGATAACACTTGAAAATACCTTTCGCATCAAGTGGATCTTTCGTCTGACCGATAAAAAACTCCGAAACAGTTTTCAGCTTGTAATTGTTAAACTTGTAATCACGCTTCACAAGTGGCAAAAGATCTACATGAAGAATCCCTTCTGCGTCCAAAAACTTGAAGTTTTGAACTTTGTAAGCAGCGCTAGACCATTTAATTTGCTTTTCTTCGGCTCCGATGTACTCGGGAAAACCCAATTGCCTGAATGTATCGATCACAAAATTAAACTTAGCGCGATCTATCATGTAGGGAATATCGAAACCCAGGATATTATAACCAGTCACAATATTTGGTTTTTCTGTTTGCAAAAACTCAGCATAACCATTCAACAAGTCCGCTTCGGTTTTATAACACAAAATTTTCACATCACGACCTGTCATTTTTTGATCAGGATTTCCCAATGTAAGTAAAAATTTCTTAAAACTTTTAGAACCTTCGCGACGTAAAACACATGAAATCTGAAAGATTTTGTCACCTGGATTGTCCGAATCAGGCATTTTGTTTGGATTTGTTGAGTTAACCTCGATATCCATCGAGCAGATCAGTGGCTGTGGAACATCATCACCCCCACTAAATTTAAAATCCTTCCATTTCACAACAAATTCTTTATCACAAAGAGTTATTCTTTCGTCTTTACCGATTTCTTTTCCTTTAATTTCGATCCAACCAGCAGTGGGAATCTTTCTATGACAGATAAATTGCAAAATCGCACTGGCATCTTCTTCATGAACACGGCAAGGAACATTACCAATACCGCGTACAAAATATTTCTTACCATGTACCGCGTATGAGTAAAATTTTCTATCCTGAGTTGATGAAAAAGCTAAAAGTAGATATGGAAATAACTTTTCCTTATTCGATTTTAAATCCATTTGCGAATAATACAACTTCTTTTTGTACAAAAATCTTGTCTTAATCGGTCCGGACGTTTTACGTTTATTATTTATCGCATCAGTTAATATTTGAGCTTTAGCAGAATCCCAAACAATAGGATTACCATCAATCTCAGTGGGTAATTCTAGGTATGAATATGGCGTAAAGTCATTAACACGTAACACAACTGTCTTATTTTCTTTGGTTAATGCGTAAATACGAAACACAGTCACCTCCTTTTCATTCTCATCATGATGCCAAAAGTACGGAAATACATTAAGTTTGGTCTTCATTTTTTCTAAATATCAAACGTAGTTTTTAGAATCATTTTTGAGTT